GGTAAATCATATATCTGTGCTGGAAATATTATTAGACACGCACAAAGTCAAGGAATTTACTGTATTTTAATTGATACAGAGAATGCTCTTGACGAAGATTGGCTCAAGGCACTAGGAGTTGACACCAGCGAAGATCGACTGCTCAAACTCAGTGTGGCCATGATCGATGATGTGGCTAAAACCATTAACGAATTTATGAAAGAATACAAGGCATTACCGGAGGATGAACGTCCTAAGGTATTGTTTGTGATTGATAGTCTAGGTATGCTCCTTACCCCAACAGATATCAATCAATTCGAAGCAGGCGACTTGAAAGGTGACATGGGTCGTAAGCCGAAAGCATTGACGGCGCTGGTTCGAAACTGCGTGAACATGTTTGGCTCATACAATGTAGGGCTTGTCTGTACCAACCATACATATGCGAGTCAAGATATGTTCGATCCTGATGACAAAATAAGTGGCGGGCAAGGCTTCATTTATGCGTCATCTATTGTAGTAGCAATGAAGAAGTTGAAACTAAAAGAAGATGAGGATGGAAACAAAGTTTCAGATGTGCTTGGCATTCGTTCAGCATGTAAAATCATGAAAACACGATATGCCAAGCCATTTGAATCTGTCCAAGTTAAGATTCCTTATTCAACAGGTATGAGTCCTACTTCAGGCCTTGTAGATATGTTTGAAAAAATGGGGGTATTGACAAAGAGCGGAAATAAGTTACAATATATAAGTAAGAAGTCAGGGGAAACTGTAGCAGAATTTCGCAAAAACTGGACTGAAGATAAACTTCTGCGGATTATGGCAGAATGGGACCACTCAGCGCAGCATCCTGCAACTACTTTAGAGGAAACTGAAACAGAAAATGATTGACGAAGAACTTATCATTGAAATTTGGGAAACTTTTAGAGACTATATTCCCGAAAAGACTCGTGAAACCGCAGCAAATCAGTTTTTAGAATTTCTACAGGCACACGATGTTGATGAAGATACCCTTGAAGGTCTGAAAGGCTACGATCCCCATCTTGATGACGCTATTGAGCTCAGTCTTGGTAGTGAAGAAGAGGAGGATGAGGACGAAGATGACGACGATTGGGGTGATGAGGACGAAGACGACGAGGATTATTGATGGGCTGGTATGCTCGTGTCTCTCAAGACCTAGCAAATCTTCCTGGTTGTTTAGATCACTTTTACTCAGAATTAGAACAGGCCAAATACGAGGTCAAAATCCATGGAAATGTGGAGAAGGCCTCGGCTACCTTACCTGGTATAGTAGAACAACGATTTAATCAACTTCAGGAAATTGAGGCTATCCTTGAATTTCTTAACATAGAACTGAGAAGAATCAAATCTAAGGCCTTTAGAAAATATCTTGAGAACTATCAACGTGCTCTATCATCGAGAGATTGTGAAAAATATGTAGATGGTGAGGCTGATGTGGTTGATATGGAAAAAATCATCAACGAATTTGCCATGCTGAGAAACAAATGGCTAGGTCTGATCAAGGGGCTAGACATTAAACAATGGCAACTGAGTAATATTATCAAACTTAGAGCCGCAGGGCTGGAAGATATTGTGTTATAATGTTCATAGAAGACATTCTTTGCAAGACTATTTGGGCGGGAGCACCTATATTCAGGCCTAACGATGAAAAATACCTTTCAAGTTTTGCAGATCAAATCTATTTAGGAAATTCATTGACAGAAAAACAGGCAAAACTTTCTGTTACGCTTCTAAAAAAATATAAAAATGAACTTACTGCCTTTTTCCAAAATGATATTTCAAACTTTTTAGAAAATCCTCAATTTAAGTTAGGTACTAGGTCTATTAGTCATGAAAAATCACTAAAAATAGAAAAGGATCAGACCTACGGAAAAGTTATCAAGGCCACTTTTCCCTATAACGAAGAATATATCGCAGAAATTAGAAAAAATAGATCACACCTAAATTATACTTCTTGGAGCAAAGAAGAAAAATCATGGATTTTTAGCCTAACCGAGAAAAATTTGGCATTTTTGGCAAATTTTGCTGATTCAAATAACTTTGCTAAAGATGAAGAATTTGAAAATTTATTAGAACAATACAATAATATAAAAAATAACATTGAAAAGTATACACCCTTTATAGACCTTGACGAAAATGGGGTAAAAATTGTAAATTTACCAAGAAATTGCCCCGAAATAGAATCAAAAGATTTCATTACTGGTCTATTTGAGGCAAAAAAATTAGGTATCTCGGTTCTAAGTGATCAAGTTAATGAGAAATTATTGTCATATGATGCAGAAGAACTTAGCAAGACCTTTCTTAAAGAAGAAAGTCATCAGGTCATTCATGTAAATTGCGAAAAATACCCGATTTTTTGCCTAAAAGAAATTGTGTCTAATATGTTTCCCTGTGTGTTCATTCTTCCTGGAGGTAGTGAACTATCAAAATTGTTAACAGTATTAGAATTGTTAAATCATTTGAAAATACCTAAAGACGAAATTTCAGTAATGTTTAGATTACCCAACGAAACTGACAAAAATTTCAATGATTTTGTAAAAGATGAAGAGTTAAATTTTCCGCTTTCGGAAAAAACTAAGATTGTTATCATTAGCAATAAATTGCCTAAGCCTTTGATTAAGTCTGGTATTAAATTTAATCTGGTCGTTAATCTAGGTTTTGGTAATGTTCATTATACCCTGAAAAATTTCGTGGAAAAACACGAAAATTTGATTTTTTACTCAGAAGAAACTAAACTTAAGGATCAAATGGGATGGCTATCGCTAGAGTGATCATTAAGGATGAAGTTAATGTCAAGATTGAAAATCTAGATCTTGACACTCGTAAAGCATTGGTCAAAAAATTCAAGTACGAAGACCCCACTGCTAGATATAGACCAGCCTACAAACTGGGTAGATGGGACGGTACTATCAGTTTTTTCGGTCTGGGCGGAACTACCTATCTCAGTATGCTGCCCCAAGTTCTAGAATACTTAGAAAATAAAAACTTTGACATAGAACTCGATGATCGACGTAGATCATTTGACCTAAAATTTGATGAAATTTTTGAGGATTTTTGGGGTGAAAAAACATGGCCAAAAGGACATAGATATGAAGGACTGCCAATTCGTCTACGCGACGATCAAGTTGAAGTAATTAATAAATTTTTAGAAAATCCTCAGTGCATACAGGAAATTGCCACAGGATTTGGCAAAACTATTACCACCGCGACCCTGGCAAAAATCTGTGAAAAATATGGTAGAACTGTTACAATAGTACCTAACAAGAGTCTTGTAGAACAAACTGAAGAAGATTTTATTAACGTAGGACTTGACGTTGGTGTATACTATGGCGACCGTAAAGAATTGAATAAAACTCACACAATATGTACTTGGCAAAGCCTTAATATTTTAGACAAAAAATCCATGGATTTTGATGAAGAAAATGAGGTACTAACTCTGGCCGAATTATTAGATGGTGTTCAATGTGTTATGGTAGATGAAGTTCATCAGGCCAAGGCAGAAGTGTTGAAAAAGTTATTAACACACAATCTTTCCAATACTCCCATAAGATGGGGACTGACTGGTACCGTACCCAAACAAGACCATGAATTTCAGACCATAAGGGCCAGCCTCGGAGAAGTGGTACACCGTGTGGCAGCACATGAACTTCAAGATAAGGGCGTACTGGCCAACTGCCATGTGAACATTGTTCAGACAGCAGAATGGAAAGAATTTGGCTCATACGCTGAAGAACTAAAATTCTTGGTTACAGATAGAGATAGAGTTGATTATTTGGCCAATCTTATCAGCAAAATAAGTCAATCAGGTAATACACTGATTCTTGTCGATCGCATTGAAAGCGGAGAAATGTTGCAAGAGCAGTTAACTGATTCTGTGTTTATATCAGGTAGAGTTAAAACTAAAGATCGTAAAGAGGAATATAATGAAGTGGCAATTGCTGATAACAAGATTATTGTGGCGACTTATGGTGTGGCCGCTGTGGGTATTAATATTCCTCGGATATTTAATTTGGTTCTTTTGGAGCCCGGAAAGAGCTTTGTTAGGGTTATACAATCTATTGGACGAGGTATTAGAAAAGCTGAAGATAAAGACTTCGTCCAAATCTGGGACCTTACGGCTTCCACCAAATACGCTAAACGCCATCTCACAGAACGAAAGAAATTTTACAAAGATGCAAAATACCCATTTCAAGTGGAAAAGGTCAAATACCAATAATGCAAATACTTACATTAGATAATAAGGCGTTTTTATTGAACGACTTACCTGAAGAAATCGATGAAGATCTTAGATTTGCTGTACTAGATAACAGCGATAACTCTAACCCAGATCATTTCTTCGTACCCTTAATTTTTCTGGAAAGTTTTACAGGACCCGCTGTGGTGCTGCAAATCGGTCCATATGAACTCACAATGCCTCTAGACTGGTGTACTATTGTGGGCGATCCAGAAGGACCTGATATGGAGGTTCTACCTCTAACCAGTCTAAATGACCGTGGATTTAAAACTTTCTGTTTCAACCCACTGAGCAGTTTCAAACCAGAATTTCACGAGATTGATATCATTGATGTCTACCAAGATGTTAAATGGTACTTTCCTAAAATGCG